ACATGATCGAATCGTTTACATTACCTACTGTGAGTGAAGGTTTTGACATGATTACCTTCTACAATATGCACGGCGCTTTGCTTGGCATTGATTATGGAGAAGAATGATGCACTATGCATTCCCTGAAATTCGAACTATAGATGATGTTTTACCTCACATTTCTGGAAGAGAAGAGTTTATAGTGGCTGAAAGAGATTTTGGCACTGTTATCAACTATGTTGTAGCAATGGCCGACACTTTCAACATGGACAGTGCTGATGACATTGGCGGTGCTATGCGCCGTGAGTGTCGTGGGCTTATCTTTGATGCTGATGGCAATCTTATGTCTCGCCCGTTCCACAAGTTCTTTAATGTGAACGAGCGTGAAGAAACTCAGACTCACGTTCTTGCGCTAGACTTGATGTTCGATCACGTCATCATGGAAAAGATGGATGGATCAATGATTCGTCCTATCTTAGTCGATGGCTACTTGCGACTTGCTACTAAGATGGGTGTTACTAACGTTGCGATGCAGGCCGAGGCTTGGCTTGCTGCACAAGACCCTTCGTTGAAGGATTGGCTTCGTCAGTGTGTTGAAGATAGCGTAACTCCTATCTTTGAGTGGATAAGCCCGTTCAACCAGATTGTGCTTGCTTATGAAGAAGCAGACCTTGTGTATCTTGGCACTCGTGACAATGTTACTGGCGCATATGTAATGGACACATCATGCCCATTTCCTACAGTGCCTCAGTATGGTTCACTTGAACTTGGGTTGAATGACTACATGTATATTGCTCGTAAGCAGGAGTCTCGTGAAGGTGATATCATTCGTTTTGCAGATGGGCATATGCTGAAAATCAAAAACGATTGGTATGTGCGTATTCACAAGACTATTGATCGTATCACTTTTGATCGTAACATTGTGAACTTGATCATCAACGAAGAAGTTGACGATGTTATGCCTATGTTACCTGTTGTTCAAGCTAACCGTGTTCGAAACTTTGAAATTCGGTTTTGGGAAGCGTTTAAGCAGAAAGAAAACCAGTTGTACGGTCTTCGTATCTCTGCACAACAGTCATATGAAGATGACCGTAAGCGTATTGCTTTGGAGATGGTGCCTACTCTTGAGAACAAGACAGATGCACAATGTGTCTTCCGTATGCTGGACGGAAGTAATATTCGTGAATTGTTATTACAGCATATTGAGAAGAACATCAGTTCTAACACTAAGTGGGATGCTTGTGCAAAATGGATGGGTATGCAATAAAGTCGTATGACTGTCTTGCTTGCTTTTGGTTCGCTGATAAAATTTCAGCGGACCTTATTTCAGGTAATATTTTGCTCTTGACAATGGGAGCATTATCGTATATATTTTACGAAGACTTTAGAAAAGGACTTGAAAATGCGAACGATGACAGTTGATGTTGATATCGACCCTTGGGATGTAATTGAAGAAATTGATGAAGAAGAACTTGTAGACTATCTCCAAAAAAGTGGCTACTCTGTTCAAAAGGAACCAGAAGCACTTTCTGTGCTTGACCGAGAAGACCTAGATTGTCTACTAGAACGCATTAGCGATTCTGACTGGCAAGGCCGTCGTGTATATGATAAACTAAAAAAGTTGAGGTTTGGATAATGCCACTAAAAGAAAAATTCTTATCATATGTAGAAATGCAGCGTAGTGCTAATTTTCAAAGAGATGCATATGGAACAGATGATATTCGCACAGTTGAAGCGTATCAGAAAGCAAATGAGATGAAAAAGCAAGTCATGGATGACATTGAAGAATTGGAATATCGTATGTAATCTTTAGTGAAGTATAAACCTGGAATGATATTGACTTCTAAGACTTCAAGTGTTAGAATAGAGTTGATTAATCGTAAGAGTGGCAATAAGCACTGGAATACTCGCAAGATTGGTAGTAAGAAAGCGCATATGATTCACGAAGGAACACTTGATAAATTCTATGAGGTAGAGAATGAGCCTAGCAAGTAAAGCACAACAGTATGATGTTCTGGTAAGAGAACTATTAGTATTGCTTGATCGCACAGAAGAGACTGATGAAGGTCGAGTATTTCATCCTAACAGAATCTCTAGTCGTCGTGCATTAGATGCGGAAAAGCTGGAACAAGTTTTGAAAGAATTGAAAAACACATTGGAGGATTGGGGATGACTAACTACTCAGACTATCGTGTATGGAAAGAAGTTGAGCTATATGAAAATGGTCAAGAATACTTGTCAGAGAACAATGAATATTCGTTTGATGATCTAAAACATATTTGTGACCAACTATTTGTCAAAGCAGAAGCTGAAGGTCTCGAAGGATGCTTTCTAAAGTTTCAGTCACATATGGAATCTTATGAAGATTATCTTGGGTCACCATCTGTTACAGTATGTGGTTATAGAAAACTGAACGCTGCCGAAAGGAAAGAAACTCAAGATCAAGATGATACTCAAAAGATGGCTGATGAAATGGGCATTACGTTTTATGAAGCTGTCGTACTGAAAAAACTTAAAGATATGGGTAAGATATGAAGTTTATACAAGAAAGTGATAACGGAACAAAGATTGAAGTGGAAGTTCATGAAGATTCGACCATTGACGAAGTGTTGGAAGAGTTTCAAAACTTTCTCCGAGGCTGTGGTTATGTTATTGACTACAATCAATGCTTGGTATTAGAAAATATGGATGAATAGCTAAAATAACACTTGACATATAGATTCGAATCGTGTAGCTTATACGTATAAGAAACATTGAGGTATATAATGAATAAGTTAGTAAAGTTTGTTGCGGGCACAGTCAACACCACTGCTATTGTTGCAATAGCAGTGGTTGCTGGTTTTAGTATCCGCGATGCAGAAGCGCAAGAGCGATTGCAAGTTATCACGACAGATGACCTTCACTGTCTACAACAAAATATCTACTTTGAAGCTCGTAATCAAAGTGTTATCGGACAAGTTGCAGTTGCTTGGGTGACAATGAATCGTATGGAAGATTCGCGATATCCAGATACTATTTGCGAAGTTGTTTGGCAACGCAAACAGTTTAGCTGGACACACGACGGTAAGAGTGATGAACCGGGTTCAAACATTCTCGAACAACGTGCTTGGGAAGATGCGGGTCTTGTTGCAGATGTCGTATTGCTTGATTGGGCTCGTGACCGTTCTAGCCCAGTTGAAGAAGCAGTCATGTATCATGCAGATTATGTTGATCCATATTGGAGTGCATCATACGACTATGTGGCAAAAATCGACAACCACATTTTCTATCGATAAGTGAAGTAACATGCTAATCCCTGCAACGTAAATGCCTTGCTTATTGAAATAGCAAAAGGAGAATAAACAATGACTGTACTGACACGCAACCACAGCAGCATAAGCAGCATGGGGTCCGATTTGTCCGTAGCTAACACAAGTAAACTTGAAGAACTAAAGGCTGCTTATGCTGCTTATGCTGCTGCTGATGCTGCTGCTAATACTGCTTATGCTGCTTGTGCTGCTGCTGATGCTGCTGCTAATACTGCTTATGCTGCTTATGTTGCTGCTTGTGATGCTGCTGATGCTGAGTCTGAGGCTGCTGAGGCTGAGGCTGAGGCTGCTGAACTAAAACGTTTACAAGGAGGCAAATAATGACAGGTAAACTTGAAGAACTAGAGGCGGCTCGTAAGGCTGCTGATGCTGCTTATGCTGCTTATGCTGCTTATGCTGCTGCTTCTGAGGCTGCTGCTTCTGAGGCTGCTTATGCTGCTTATGCTGCTGCTTGTGATACTGCTGAGGCTGCTTATGCTGCTTATGATCCTACTGATGCTTATGTTACTGAACTAAAACGTTTACAAGGAGACAAATAATGTCACAGATTAAAGCAACATACGTAGACCACATGGGGTCCGATCTGTCAGTAGTCAACGCAAGTAAACTTGAAGAGCTAGAGGCTGCTGAGGCTGCTGCTCGTAAGTCTTCTGCTGCTTTTGCTGATGCTGCTGCTTATGCTGCTGCTGCTGCTCGTAAGTCTTCTGCTGCTTATGCTGATGCTGATGCTGCTTATGCTGCTTATGTTAATGCTGCTGCTTATGTCGCTGAACTGAAACGTTTACAAGAAGACAACTCGTGACGATCCTAATGAACAAATGATTGGAGAAACAGAATGACTAATAGAGTGATTGAATATACAGTAAAAGTCTACGCTGGCGATAAAGTCTACGCTAGTGGCGATAAGCACTGGTACCTAGACGATAAGCTGCACCGTGAGGATGGTCCAGCTTGTGATTACGCTAATGGTGATAAGTCTTGGTACCTGAATGGTAAACGTCACCGTGAGGATGGTCCAGCTTGTGATTACGCTAATGGTGATAAGTCTTGGTGGCTATATGGTAAGCTTCTGACAGAACAAGAGCACAGGAGATATACTACGTCTAAGCCTACCTCTTGTTCAGGCAAGGAAGTAGTAATTGATGGCATCACTTATGTATTGAAGGAGAAAGAAAATGGCTAAACTTGAAGAACTAAAGGCTGCTTGTGCTGCTGCTGAGGCTGAAAACGAAAAGCTTCGAAAAGGTCTTGAAATTTATCAACGTGAGCGTGACCGCTTCAAACATGCAACTCCAGAAATGACAGGAGCATACTTTGTGGCTGGAGGGCATGGCCCTAAAGACGACAATGAACTACCACAGTTTATAGAAATCTGCCCCGCGTATGGATGTGCATGGGTTCAAATCTATGAGTACACTGGGAGAACCATTGCTTATGAAGGTTCCTAGTTTAAAAACAAATTGTGTCTTCTATAATAAGAATGTGAGATAAAAAATGAAGGTAGTTGAAATGAAACAGTATCCTTGGAAATTCAAACTCAAATGGAATGGTGTCGAGTGTTGACAGCAGAGAAAATGGGTTTGGTAAAAGACAAACTCGGAGAAAATCAACCACGTGAACTTTGGAGTCAGTGTATTCCAGATGCTCGTAAATTTTTGGGATTAGTATGAATGAATTCCGAGTTCTCGTCTGTGGAGGTAGAGACTATGACGACCGAGAAAGACTCTTTAGAGTCCTTGATAAAGCACTCGAAGCTGCAACCCTGGCAGAAAGAACTTTTGTCCTCATTCATGGAGGCGCAAAAGGAGCCGATGCGCTTAGTGGTGTATGGGCGTCAATGCGGAAAGACAGAGTTGAAGAACGAGTATATCCGGCTGATTGGAAAACTCATGGAAGAAGTGCAGGACCAATCCGAAACAGATTAATGTTGACAGATGGTCAACCACATGTTATAGTAGCATTCAAAGGCGGTAATGGTACTGCCGATATGATTCGACAAGGTAAAAAAGCTGGTGTTCCAGTCTATGAGGTGAAATGATGTATATGGCATGGATGTGTTATCCACACGATTATGATTATGAAGCAGAAATAGAAGCTAATATTGTATTTGAAGAGCCTGATAGTTGGAAATACGCCAAGATTATTCCAATTCAATTTAGTGTTCTCCATCAATGGTCTGATAAAGACAAAGGACTTTACAAATGAAACAGTATCCTTGGAAGTTCAAACTCAAATGGAATGGTGTCGAGTGGTGGCAGTCTGAGAAGACTCTTGGGACGGATTATTACTTCTATTACTTCTATTGGTTTGACTGGATTGAAAAGAAAGAGAATCGCTTTCTTGGATATGAATATATGTATTATGATGGTCCCATCGTATCTCTGTGTTTTTGGTGGGTGTGCATGACTTGGTCAACACCTTGGACTAAAGTAAGGAAAGAAGAATGACAGCACAAGAAGCAGCAAAATTACTACTAGATGGCATCCGTGATCCTAATCATGGTGATGCTACTATCGAAGGATTTAGAGATATTAACTGGCAAACAGTGTATGATGAAATGCGCTGGGATCATAATGAAAGCATATAAATATGCGGTGTTGATGATTGGTGCAGTGTCCTAGTGGCAGCATTAAGTGCTATTGCAGGTGAGGATTGAACGATGTATAAAGGAAAGAAAATCTGCATGACTGTTATTGACATTATTAACGAACTGAATGTAGAAAACGGTTCTAATTACAAACTTGCTGTTCTAAAGAAATACACGGATAATGAGCTTCTAAAGCGTATTTTACAAATGACTCAAGACCGAGTAAAGTATACCTATGGGTTGTCGATGAAGCGGTGGAAACAAGGCGAAGCTAAAGATGAAATTTTCAGTAATACAAATACCGTGAAATACAATCTCGTAGAAGTTCTAGATTTTATGAGCGATAAACTTGCCACCCGCCAAATTACGGGTAATGCCGCTATTGACCAAATGCACGAATATCTGATGGGTCTATCCCCAGACGATACACTGATTGCAACACGAGTACTGAATCGTGATCTGCGCATCAATATGGGCCGCACACAGATTAACAAAGTATTTCCAAACTTAATTCAAAAACCTGTTTATATGCGATGTGGGCTATATAACGAAAAATCAGCTAAAAAGATTAATACCACAGGCGCAATTGTACAATTAAAAGCAGACGGTACATACCGAGAATTTGTTGTGGACAATGGCACTGTATCAGCTACCTCCCGATCTGGCGAGGAATATACCTACCCGGTTCACTTTGATCTAATGAAGGACTTCCCCAACGGTCATTATTTTGGCGAATTGACGGTCCTAGGTTCTGATGGTATTCCCATGAACCGTGCTGAAGGGAACGGGCTCATTAACAGTCTCACACCACCACACGATCAGATTATATTTGAAGCTTGGGATTATGTAACATCAGAAGAATATGCCGCAGCAGCTATAAAGAAAAAGTGCTCTACACCTTATGATGAACGGCTTGCTAAACTGCGTGATATCTTGTCTGAATTGGACCACGAACAGATTCGAGTGATCGAAACACATGTGGTCAATACTCTATCCGAAGCATTGCAACATTGCTCAGATTGGATGAATGAGGGGCTTGAAGGCGCGATTCTCAAAGATGCAAAGTCGGTATTCCGTGATGGGACAAACCCACAGCAATTGAAATTAAAGTTGGAACTTGATCTAGATGTACGTATCACGGGGTTTCAGGAAGGTACACCAGGAACTGCCCGCGAAAAAACATTTGGCGCAATTCTTTTTGAATCTGACGACGGTATGATCAAGGGTAGAACATCCGGTTTTTCCGATGCTCAATTAGATGATTTTAATTCTCGTAGAGAAGAAATGATTGGTAAAATTATTACCGTACAATGTAACGATCTGACTAAGGCTCGTGATAATGAACATTATGCGCTATCACATCCTCGGTTTATTGAGGTGCGCGATGATAAAAACGAAACAGATACTCTGGAACGTGCTTTAGAGATCAAGAAAATGGCAATGGATTTGAGCTAATGACTACTGAGTCGAGTGCTATTCTGCATAATGCTTTGGAAGATGCTAGAGCCATCAAACGTAGTTGGTATCGTCGTGAACAAGAAATGTATGGATACGGAGAAAAAAATGATTGATCCAGAAACACTTAAAGTAGGTGATGTGTTTTATTCTGTGAAGGAGAGAAACGCCGCTTTTCATCGTAAGAAAATTCATCAGGAGATCAATGGAGAAGATTGGTTCAAGTATGA